TGCTACATCATCTATAAGACCAGCTTGATACCATTTAAAATATTCTTCTAATAATGCCCATCTATTTAATGGTAAGGTTGCACCGGCTATTATTCTAACATCAAATCTAGCAGATGCATAATCTTTATATTTTCCTATCGCTTTTCCATAATCATTATAAAGACTAACATTAATTCGTACTTCTTTTTCTTCTTGAGCATTTCCAGCATTTGGTTGAACTATTCTAAATACTTTTTCAATATTATAATGTTTTTGTGCCATCATTTGAAAGACCTTACCTACATGCTCTAATGAAGGTTCTACGATACTATTCATCCAAGCTTTTAATCTCCTTGTTCCAAACTCATCATTAGCAAGTAACCCTCTATATGTTTCAGCTTGGTCTTGAGAAAATCCCATCATTGAAGAAGGGACTCCACTTATATATTCTGCATCTGATTTACCTTGTTGCACAACTGTAAAAAATGCATTATTAATAGGAGCTGGTTGAATTGGAGTAGGAGGTTTAAAACCCGGTCTGTATTTTAACAATGCTCCCGGAGAAGAAGAGTATTTTTCCCATTCATCTTCAGGTACAGAACCCTCTTCATACATCCATCTAAGATTAGAGGATAAGTTTGCATTGTGTAGCATTATTTGGTGTGCTTTATTTATTTCTTGTTGTTTGCCTATTAATGGAGTAACTGCACTTAATGGAAAAGGACTTCCTGTATACATATAAGGAATAGGAACTATTGGATATTCACTAATAGGTATTATTTGCTCAAATAAAAAAGTATCATCACCTGCACTACAAATTTTAACAATTCTATTTTCATAAAATTCTATAGAATCTATAATATTTTTATTTGCTTCTTCACTATTTTTTAAAACATTATAATCAGCATTGCTCATTACTTGTTGTTTTATAATAGTAGCTTGTTCCTGAGCTTCCGACATTAATTCCATTTCTTTTTCTTTTATAGCTTGAGCAGCCATTTTTTGAGAATTTTCTATCATTAATTTTGCTCTTTCAGGAATAATTTCACCCTCTTTTATTTGTTGTTCAATTTGCATTTGTTTTTCAATTAATTGAACTTCTATTTCTTGTTGAAAAGATTGTAAAGCTTCTTGTATTCCCTCTTGAAGTAATTCTAATTGAGCGGGAGAAGGTTGAACTCTTATATAAACATTGTAATATTTAAATTTTTTCTTTGAATATGTTTCATAATATGCGACTATATCATCGTCTTCCGATTCTGCATTTATACCAAATGTAATATCTTCTCTTTGAATTGTGTCTGTAAAACTTGCATCTCTTTGAGAATAAGATACTACGTCTGTGCCTCTAGTTACTTTTTTTATTTTTGTTTCATATTCTGGAAATAAATTAATAAGTCTGGATCTAGATATATTTTTTCTTATTTGAATAAAGTTTGCATCTCTATATAAGAAATCTTGACTGGAAGGGTCTACATATACATCATAAGGATTTATTCTATTAAACCTTACTTCTCCCATTCCTCTATCTGCATCTTTGTCAATATCTATTAAAAAGTAACCTACACCTTTAGTTAATGAATCTAAAGCTATTTGACTATAGAGAGATTTACCATTGGATAAGTACCAACAATAATCTGCTATATCAGAATGGACTTGAGCAACGTCTACGTCATCACCAGTTGCTCCTACAGCTTTCCACTTAGGACTATTTGCAGTAACAAAGTATTTCATTATTTCTATAATAGGAGTTATTCTATTAATAGTAAATGTAGGCATACCAGATTCTTCTAGCATTGTCATTTCTTCTTTAGTCAATTGTTCATTGAGATAAAAATCATATCCTTTTTGACTAGTGGTTTGCCATCTTTGTCTATGAGAGTTATTTGCTTTATCCCATATTTGTTTATTTACTTGTGCTTTATTTTTTTTAGTTACTCTTGCCATTGTTAATCCCTTATCTCTACATGAACTAAGTCATCAAATTTGTTATCATTTATATCTCCATCGGAATCCCAATCGCCACCCCAACGAATTTTTAATCCCATAGATTGACCAATACCTCTTAACATTCCACCCATATAGTGAAACATTTCTCTGTCTTCCCAATTTATCGGGTAAGGAGCGAGATCAACAGCTTTTCCTGTTATGTGTTTGGAATACTTTGTTTTAGTTTTCCCTTGTGCTAATAATTGCTCTTGCCGCTCCTTACTCCGCACACCTTCTATAATGGTTACATCCATTATTTTAATTAATTCATTAAGAACTTTTACTAAATTAGAATCTACACCCTTTAATCTTTCTTTGCTTTTTTTTCCAAATCTATACATGAATAATCCCTATGATATTAACCAACTTTTTGCTTTTCTTTTTGGTTTAAACCAACCTTTCTTTTTTTTATCTTTTTTCATGTTTGGTGGAAAAGCATGAATTTGTGCGTAATAAAGGCTCTCAATTGTGTCATCGTGAGCCATCTTAGGGCCGAAAGTAAGGATTTCGTTGATTAAATCAAACATATTTTTCTTTAAATATACAGTTCCTGTACTAAAACGTGCAGAAAGACCAGAATAAATTCTATTTCGTTTTTGAGTTCCTCCCGGTTTTTCAGGAATAACAGATATATTAAATTTATTTAATCTTCTTCTTTCATCGTTTAATGCTTGGAATATACTTCTATTCATAGCAACATCTTCTACAGTTGAAGAACTACAATTATACTTTTCATGTAATTCTAATATTAAATCTACTACACCTTTTTTTCCTAATATTTCTCCTGTGTCTGGATTTTTAGATCCAATAGTAGGAATACTTCTATGTCTTTCATATTCTAGTACATATAAATTATTATTCCCATCGATTGCAATAACAGTTATTACACTATAATCAGAATGTTTTGTGTCAATATCTGTAGCAGGATCGCAACCTATAAATGTATTAACTGGGATTTCTTCATTGTCTTTTATTAAAAAATTAACACCATCTTCATGTTTAAAGTATCCTTCCCAATATCGTATATGCTCTCTTCTCCATATAGCATCTTCTTTTGATTGAACTTCCATCATGTACTCTTGATAGAATTTTTGAGGTTGTCCAGAATCTGCATAGAATTTTTTCTTTTCTTCTATCTTTGATAATGGAAACCATCCTTCCCATAATGGAGTAGTTTCGTCTAATAAAGCCTTATATGTAATTACTTTCCAAGCAAAAGATTTATTTTCTTTTTTTGCTTTAGCGTGTTTATTTATTAAATGATTTATAAAAGAATCATAATGGACTGGAGTACCATTAACTCTCAGTCTTCCTGTATGTGGTTCAATAGCAGGATAAACAACTGCAGTAACTAAGTTTGCGTTTTTATCTCTAGCTTCTTTTGTTATTGTATTGTTTTCATGTTCAAAATCATCAAGAACAATAAGGTCGTATCTTTTATGTAACTTTGCTCCTCCACGAATACCTGCTACATTAGATTTACTTATAAGCTTACATCCGTTTACTAATTCTATATCTTCTTCCGTCCATTTTTTTCCTTTCATTGGCCCAAAATAATATCGTATAGAATCATTATTTTCTAAGTGGTATTTAATATAATCCATATTACCTACACTTAATTTTTGCGTAGCGGATACCCAAGCATAAAATAAAAAGTTTTCTTTACTTGCAAATACAAAGTCTTTTATAATAGATGCTTTTGTAAGAACTGTTTTACCATGACCTCTTGGAACTATGATTGCAGTTTGCTTTACTTCTTTATCATCTATTGCATCAGATATTTCATAATGAAAAAATGGAGTTTCAGACCTCATAAAATCATCTGGTAAAAATAATTTACCAAAAGAGATAAGGTCTTTATACGCTAATTGTAAGGCTTCTTCAGCTTTGTTTATGTTCTGACTGTTGATATTTGCCATCTAGGTGGTCTTTAAATTTATCTTCTAGTTTTTCCATTTCTATAAAATCATTAAATAATGTTTCAGTAACCCTAAGTCTTTCTGTAACAAAACTTAATTGTTGATATATACTTTTTATAGATCTTCTTAAATCATGTTTAGTAATCGTATTTTTTTTCTTCATGCCTGCTCCTTTATTTTTTCAGGGATGTCTAACATTCTTATAATTTTTTGCATTCGTTTAATATTATAGTATGTAGTAGAAGTCATATTGTACAATATAAAATCTTGAGAAATCATCTTATCTAATTCTTTTAAATAGATAATAGCTTCGTCTAACTCTAATTCGTTAGGTACATCGTCTATAGGTTTTAATTCTCCCAACACTCGACTCCTTTCTCTGAGAACTCCATAGTAACCCATCCAGTTCTTGCCAAAGGATAAAAAGAATATCTAGCGTAATCAGCATATTTAAGAAATGATCCACCTCTTATGTACCATTTTTTTCTTTCTTCTTCTTGATCATCTTTACTAACAACAAAACTATGCATAGGTTTTACATATAATTGATGATTGTGTCCTAAGAAAAATACATCTCCTTCACTATATACTGAAGCCATTTTATCTAATTCCATATCTCCGTTCTTACCTCCACCTTTACCATGACCACTAACTAATTTATATTCTTTATCTTTAATAGTTATTTTAGTATATCCGGGCATTCTAAAATAAGGAACTTCCATTGCTTCAGCAAGGACTTTACATACATCAAAGTTTAGTATATTAAATGATCTAATATAATCGTGGTTTCCTCCTCGAATAAATAAACACTTATCTTTAATTGGTTCTATTAATCTTATAAACTCTAAGTATTGTTCATCAGGTGGAATATCTTGTCCGTCTTGACTAATTTTATAATTAGGTGGAATTAATTCTAGTAAATCTCCATTACCAAACCATCTTGCATCTTTATCCTCTGCAATCATTTGTACAGCTCGATGAAACTTCTCACTATCAAACTCTACTGCTCCTACATGAACATCAGTTAATCCATGAACTCGTAATGTCTTTTTACTTTTAACACTTAATACATCCCCGGGTTCTACGTCTCTATTATTAGCATATGGAGTGTTTTCTAATACTTCGTATGTTATTGAAAAATTTTTCTTACAACTATTGCAAACATATTGTTGTTTAGGTTTATCTCCTTTCATGTGACTTTTACTGCCTAATTTAATTGTACCATTTTTTTTAGTATGAGCAGATTTGCAATAAGGGCATATCATTTGGATTCTCCTTCGATTTGTTTTTGATCTCTAGATGCACCTTCTAATTGTTCTTGTGAGAACCCTTGAAATACACCCATTAGACCTACCTCTTTTTGTTTTATATTATTGTTTGATGTTCCTACTATTTTACCTAATTCTTTTGCAGATTGTAAAATTATATTATCATCTTCACTATAATCAGCAAGATGTTTTAATTTACCTAATATATATTCGTGGTCTATCCCTAAACCTTTTGCAACGTCAAGTACTGATTTTTGTATTTCTTCCATTACTCTTTCCTGTTTTAATAATATAGTCGCTTTCTTTCTAGCTTTTTGATTAGACTCTTCTTTAAAAGCATTTTTATATGCATCTAAAGCACCCATACCTACAACAACATTTGTAGCAAAGTCTTTTTCTTTATTGGTGATTTTAGTTCTTTTATGTACTCTTTCGGAAGTATTTTTTATAGTCTTAGAAAATGTGTATCTATTAGGGTGACTAGAAAAGTCTGTATCCATTTTTGTAGATTTTTTATTAATAAAACTACCTACGACAGTCCGTACCCAACCGTCTGCATATTTATAATTTTTTGTATCTGAATGATGACTTACCATTTTTTTAACTTTTAATAATTGTACAATTCTATCATCGTCACTATACACCCAACTATTTTCGTCTGCTTTTCTCCAATCGGGATGCACAACTGTATTAGGATGATCTTTTTTAAACTCTTCTAAATCATCATATACAAAGTGTTTTATGTTTTTTATTCTTCTGTTTTCCATATTAATTTGTCTGTTAATACTAGCACTTGTTCTGATAGACCATCAATTAAATCGCTTATTTCTTCGGGTATTAAATAAATTTTATCATCTACTTCAATAGCAACTAATTTATTAGTTAAACTACTTAGTATGTCTTGTTGTTTTTTAAGAGGCAGATTTGCTATACTTTCTATCAGGTTTGCCATTTACTTTCTTTTTATGTATTATTTTTAATATAGACGTAGCGGTATATATCATACCATCTAATATTTCTTCTAAAGCTTCTATTTCCCAAACCCTACCATCAAAAGGATTAAGTTCTTCATTGTATTCTCGTTTCCCTTTCTCAAGTCTTTCTTTTAATAACTCTATTATCTCTTTATTCATATATACCTTTATTTTCCCTTGCCCAACCACCCACTAAGTTAAATGATAGGTCAATACCAATACAAGTACAAACCCCAGTTATTTACTAAAAAAATTGTAGGATTTTGATAGAGAGTCTTATTTACTATGTGTACCCCCTATTGGGGGGATTTCGGAATTAGAATTTCCGTTATTTTCTATTTTATATTATTGTTTTAATAATTATTGAATAAACTAAAAGGAGGTGTGTAATGACACCAGAAGAACTACTAAAGAAAGGCTACATTAATCAAAAGCAGTATGATGATATGAAGCAAATTGAAGCTAACGAAGCACAAGCTCAAGAAGCAGATCAATGGTTGAAAAGAGTTAAGGCTGCACCATTAGCTACTAAGAAACAAATGGTTAAAGAACAAGCTGTTAATCTTTCTATTGAAGCAGCTATCATGGAAGATACATATGAAGCTAGAGCTAAGAATAAGAAAGCAATGGCTTTAAGATATTCGTTACGAGGAAGTGGAGGTGTCTCGTTCTAGAGTATATTGTTTTGTAAGATTAGGGAGTGAATTGTTTGCTCCCTTTTCTACTTTTATTTTATTTTTATTTATTATTATTATCTATATATGTATGTAAGTACGCAACTGTTAGTATGCTATTGGGTGTATATGTGTGTTTATTAGCCTATATTGTATGCATACAGACGCATAGATAGTTTATGTATATATATAGTAATTTTAAGATAACTTGGGTATTAACATTATAGGAGTAGTTGTGAAAAATTTAGATAAAAAAGATATATTAATTATTAAAAAAGCTTTGCGAATTTGTATGTATATGTTCGATAGAAAGTATAAAAAACATAATAATGCTGATGATAAAATTTTAAAAGAAAAATTTGAAAAAGTAATTTTAAAAGTAAAAATACCTAATGATTAATAATTACACATAGACCTTGATCAATGTGTTTAAGAGAGTTAAAACTAGATTATCTCCGTAGAGGGATAACGGGCTACTCGGTATAAACTGATCAAATTTTTTTTGCGCTGTTGATGTGAACGAGCATATTCCGATTCTATTTTGGAGATGTACAAGAACTCCGCAGTTCTAGGCCTCGTAAGTCAGCAGTGCAAAAATTTTTTATAATGATAGACACTATTGATAGAACCATAGAAATAATTAAAACAAAAAGTTGACAAACGAGCAACCACCTGCGTTTATGATAGCAACATACTTATGGTTTTCGCTACACCATAATGGAACTAGTTATTATGAGTAACTCGTTAGCGCAGGTAATAAGATTAATAATAAAAAAAAGAGATAAATATGAAGATAAGTAAGTTCAGAGCATTAATGACACTAGAGAGAGTAAATGAAAAAGTAAAGCATTGTAAAGAATATATAACTTCTTTTGGTGAACCATTAAAGAAAGACTATGATGATTTAAAAAACTTAGATCAGATAGTAGGTTATTATATTGGATATAGTGAATGCTTAAAAGAAATAGAAGATCAATTAAACGAAACAAAAAATCAAACAAGAGAGGAATAAATTATGGTTAAAGAATCAAGTGATATATATAAAGATATAATTAATTGGGAATCGGAGAGTAAATCAAAAGATAAATTAGTTAAAGACTTAGGACAAGAAGTTAATGGAAGTAAAATTATTTCTTATGCTAACATTGTAGAAGAACTAAAAAGACTGAACAAACAAAATGAAAAGTATGCAGATAAGATAAATGATTTGTTTTATCGTGCTAATTCATTGCAAGACGAAGCTGTAGGTTTAGTAGATGAGATTAACGATGTTGTTTAATAATTTAAAAGAAATAGAAAGTAAAGAGTTCAATTGGTCTAAGTACAAACAAGATACAATTAATCGTTTTGTTAAGAAGTTTGGAAGTCTAGAACAAACAATTATTGTACTAGATGCTGAGATTCAAAGTCTTAAAGTAGCAAATTCTGCTTTACAAGAGATGATAGATTGGGATGATGAATGTATGGAAATGAATGGTTAAAAACAAAGGAAAACACTATGAGTAAAATGGGATTTATAAATTATCTATGTGAAAACAACGATCAAGAAGGCTTACTAGAAGAAGTAGGCACTCAAGAAGATGTTAATTACTGGATGAATAAACACAAACAAGGAAAAATAATAGAGGAAATCAATATGTATAATTCAAAGAAAATGGTAGTTGTTAATTCGTATATATCGTCATACAACAGAGGCAATTTAGAATATAAAGGAGTTGCTTACAGAAGAATGATGAAACTTATCGATGTATTTTTTAGTTCTGCTTTAATGAAATCAAATTTGTTAAACAAAATAAATCATAAAGAAGCAATGAAAAAAGAGGAGAAAGATAATGATAGCAACAACAAGTAAAATCGCATACAAAGAAATTAATAAAGAAGGAACAATGAAAACACAAAGAGATAAGATATTGTACGTTGTAAAGTCTCATTGTGATAGAGTCGAGAATATATTTAATGGCATTTCGTTGAGAGAAATTTCATCTCTTACTGGTTTTGATATAAATGCTGTAAGTGGAAGAGTAAATGGATTGAAGAAAGATGGATTCCTAAAAACAGTTGAAAAAAGAAAATGCTCAATAACAAAAAGACTCGTTTCTCCAGTTATTCCTATTAATAGTGATGATGAAAATGCAGAACTTGTAAAAGATTCTATATATCACATGGAAGATAAAATCAAATTACTATTAATGATAAAAGGATATAAGAAAATAAAGTTTACTTCTTCTTTGGATGGAACAAGAGTTCTTAGAATAGGGTATTACAAACGAATAGATGTAGAAGATGTACATTATTGTCATTTGCATGGAGATCTTTTCTTATCAGAAGTTAGTGCATGGGATGATGATTGTGGAGAAAAGTATTGGTATCTAGTAAATGAACAATAAAAAAGGAGAAAGCAATGAATAATGAACCTTTTTATCTTATCGATGCTCAAGAAGAAGAAATAACTAATGAAGATATAACAGGATCAAGTCTTCAAAGAGTATGTAAATTAATTCCTGCTCTTATAGATTCTGTATTTGGATCTGGAAATGAATCAGATGGATATAAAGTGTCTAGAGATTATTACTTCAGAAACAATAAAACAGATGAAATTGTTACTTTGTATGATTGGAAAATGACAACCTTGTACGACCCAGAATATTTTAGACCTTCAGAACTTTGGGGATCAAGTGAGTTAACTCAATTTAACATTGGAGCTAAAGGAATTAACCATACTTTTGGATTCGTTAGATGGTTAGAAAGTAAGTTAAAGTAATTGGTATGTGGATAAAATGTAAGAGTTGAAGCCAACACTAATAAAACCGAGTGTGTGAGATTTACGATGCGTAGATAAAAGCCGGACACTCTTACATTTTTGATTGACTCTAAGTATTGATATTATTAAATTTAAGTAACCATAGGGAGAGAATATGGATCTAATCAAAGTATATACAGATTATCTTAGTCATCTAAATAAACAAAGAGCAAGAGACTCTGAAGAGTTTCATGCATCATCTGCTGGAAGTTGTTATAGAAAACAAATGTATAACTTTTTCGGGTATGATAAAAAAGAAATGGATGATAAGTCCTTAAGACTACTTAGACTTGGAACTATTACACATAGTGATATAGAAGAAGCAGTCAATTGGAGAAATGAGATAATACAAGAAGAACAAGAAAGACTTCAACCAACAAATGCCGTACAATTATATTCAGAACAAAAAGTATCTGTTCCAGAGTATAATTTAGTAGGTACTTACGATGTTGGAGAAGCTTTGTTTACAGATGGAGAAGTAACTGAGTTTAATCTTTACGATTTCAAAACAGTTGCAGCTTACAAATGGACAACAAAGTTTGGCCGGAAAGAAAACCGAGTCGCAACAACAGATACTAACTATAAGTTACAATTAGGTAGTTATGCTCTAGCAATCAAAGAAGAGTTTGGTGAAGATGTTAGAATAAATATGTTTCTAATATGGTACAACAAAAATACTTCTTTAATGAGAGAGCAAATTGTAAGCAATGAATACATAAAAAATGCTGAATCTTATTGGAAAGAACTAAATGAAATACTAACAGACGCAGGTGAAGACTTTGAAAATTCTGATCTTCTTGAAGCTGGTATTTCGTATGGTGTTCCTTTTGAAGATTGGGAATGTAGATATTGTCAATTTAGCAGTATTTGTCCATCACTATTAAAAAAATAACAAGGAAAACAAATGGAAAACAATACAACTGTTATTACAGATCAGGTATCCCTGTCTAACGTAGAGGATATTAGAAAAGCGATAACAATAAAACATAAGAAAGTATCATTTATGAAAACTCCAAAACCTTTTATTAAACAAAGGGCTGGAACAGATTATGTAGAATATTCATACATGAGAGAAATAGCAGACAAAGAGTTCCCCGGATGGTCTTGGGAAATACATAAATCAGAAAACCTAAGTGGAGCAGCTTACGTTGTTCATGGTCGTTTGAAATGGTATGATGAAGGTATTTGGAGAACTGGTGATATGGTAGCTGCTCATAGACTTCAAACAAAAAGAGCAACAGGAGAGTTTGTTGATATTGGTAATGATGTTAAAGCAGCTAATACAGATTGTATTAAGAAAGCATTTAATATGTATATGAATATCGCAGATGATGTATACAGAAATCAAATAGAAGATCTTGAACTATCTGATGATCAAAAGCAAGAAATACTTCTAGTTGCATCTGAAATAAGCGAAGATAAAATGACAAAGATACATGGTTTGATAAAAGATCAAGTTCTAAATACTGCAAACTACAATGGTTCTTTGTCTAAACTAACAAGAGAAAGAGATTCTTTAAAAGATAAAGGAGAATAAAATGGAAGTATCTAATTGTTGTGGAGTTAAACTTTATGATGACTATGATATTTGTTCTAAGTGTTTAGAACATTGTGATAGAGAAAAAGAAGATAAATAACAAAAAGGAAAATAAAATGGGAAAAATAAAACAAGATGATTTAAATAGATTGAGAGAATCTGGTCAATTATCTAAAACAGCAGAAAAAGCTCTAAGTAAATCTGGTAATGTTTCTACAAAGAAAGGATCAACAGAAAGATACTTTAGAATATCAGATGATGTTTATGTATCACCTAGATTGTACTTTCGTGGTGGTAGTAAAATAAAACCAACTGGAGAAATGAAAGAGTTTCAAGCTGAATATCAAAAACTAATGGAAAAATACACAATAACAAAACCGAAAGGAGTTTAAAAATGGCAAAAGAACTAGATGTAGTATTTGAACCTTCAAACAAACCTGATTTTATACCAACAGAAGAAGGTAAATACCCAGCTCATATTGTTTCTTTAACAACTAAAGAAGTAAATACTAGAGCAGGAGAAGCAATTATAGTTAATATGTGTTATCAACTAGCAGATGAAGCTGCTGATGAGACTCAATTACTATGGGAAATGGATGGATATAAATACAGATTAGATGTGAATGGTAGTAGAATACCTATTGCAGATGAGACTGGAATCCAAGAAGAAATAAAATGTAGCCATCTTCCGGGTAAAAAATACTATGACAATGGTTTCTTTATCTTTACTGATACATCTTCAGCAAACAAAAATAGTAGATACTTTAAATTACTAGAGGGTCTTGGTATTGAGTTAGAAGAATCAGATGGTAAAAAGAAACTAGTGCTAATAGAAGAAGAAGACGTTATAGGTAAACCTGTTATTATAGACTTAGAAACACATAGTTATATAACAAGAGATACTAAAGATCTTCCATTAGATCAACAAGAGAAAAGAACTACTCTTAAAGCAAAAGAAATTGTTTTATGGGAAGGTGGAGAAGAATTATCTCAAGATGAAGTAGATGATGACGTTCCATTCTAACTTTTCTAATTAAGTAATTTGTCGAGAGAGAATACTTGTATTTATATATAATAAATCAGTAATTTAGAGACGAGGGTGGTGTTAATATTATCTTCAATGTCCTGTCTCTTCTCTCTCGGCATCACCCTCACCCTCTGGAGAGACAAATGAAAAAAACACGAACACAAACTAAACAACCAGCAATAGCTTTTGACAGTAAGAATGAAGCTTTGTTAATACTAATGGCACTCAGAATGTACAAAGGATCAGACCATTTTAATGGTATTGATAATCTTATAGATGAATTAGAAAAAATAGTAGATATGTTTTACAAAGGAGAAGACGATGAAAATGGCAACAAAATTGAAGAAAAAGAAAGAAATGGCGGACAAACTTGCGAAACTTGCTCTGATTAACAAACCTATTATAGAATGTAGCGACGGATATACTTTTATAAAAGATATAGAAATAGGAGAATTAATTAAAACTCAATCAGATACTCAAGCAGTGATATTAAATCATACAAAAGTATCAACATCTGTTCTAGTAACTAAAGTTAATCAAGTTAATAAAGAAGATAGACCTTTCTATTTAGGGAAGCATAGATGGGGATGCACAACAGAAGTTAAAGTAATATAAGGAGAATGTATGAATTGGTTAATAAATAAAGTTCATGACCCTAATTTATTTGAGTCTGATAGATGTAATACTGATGCAAGAAGAGCAGACAAAAAAATAAAGTTTTGTAGTTCTTGCAAAAGATGTTGGGAGTACGATAAAGCTAGTATGAGAAATCTAAAACAAAAAAGAAGAGGATCTTTTGTAGTAAAGCATTATCAAAGTTTTCCAACTTACGGAAAAAAGAGAGAGAAATGTGAAGATTGTAAAGGTAACAATGAATAAGTGTCCTGCGTGCGGATACCAATCAAAGTCTGGTAGAAATATTAGCCTAGATATAAGAGACTTACTAAAAGTAAGGAACAGAAGAACAAGAGAGCAAATAACTAGAATTGCTAAACTAATAATAAATAATGTTCCTTCAGATAGTAGATATGAATTTCACAAGTTTCTTTATGGTATTAAAGAATGCAGAGATCAATTAATAGATTATGGTATAGAGACTTTTTACACTTCAAGAAGTTTTGAACATGGTAAAGGATTTGCTTATCTTAGAACAGTAATATCTAATTCAGATAAAAATCACGATACTATAGTAGAAAACGAAAGAAAAAGATTGGGATCTACACCACCAATAATAAAATAAATTAAACTCCTCTAAATAATTGATTTAATAAAAATCGATGACAAATGGTTGGCGCTATGTTAGGGGAGTTTATAAATTAAAATAGGAGAGAAAAAATGATGGTCATATTAACATTAGCAGAGTGGATAGGAAGTATGTTTTTAATTAGCATATCAGTATTATTAATAGGTTTTGGTATGATATTAATGGTAGTAGCAGTAGATATATTTAGAGAGAAAATGGAAGAAATAATAAATAAAAACAAAGGAGAGTAATATGTTACAGGACGCAATGTTTTCAGTAAAAGAAGTACCAGCTTATTGGGAAGAAACTAGTAAAAACAAAGGTAATGGTACTAGTGTTAGAGAAATGTCAACAGGGTATAAGTTTATAGTAAGAGAAGATAATAGTAAAGTTCTTAGTTGTATGACAGATAGTTATAAACTTGTAAAAAATGAAACTATTATGAATATAGCAGAACCTCTTATTAAGAAACTAGGTGGTGAACCTAAAGAAGTTAATGTATTAGCAGGTGGAGCAAAAACACAATTTAGTTGGCACTTTCCAAAACAAGTTGTTAAAATGTCTAAAGCAGATGAAATGACCCCTGAAATTAATATCATGAATAGTTACAACGGAACTGTTGGGTTAAATATTTTAGGTGGTGCATTTAGATTAATATGTCTTAATGGCATGGTAGTAGGAATTGTTGCAAGTAAATACAAAAACAAACATATTAAATCTAATATTTCCCTTAATGATATTAGTAATGTTATTGAAGAAACTGTCGATAAAACAAAGCTTGTATTTAAAGAAGAGTTTCCGATACTTGCAGAAACAAAGTTTCAAGAAAATCATTTAATTGAAATGATAAAGATGTTTCCAGATTATGCAAATACTTTAGTTACTGATAAAATTATCATTGAAAAACCTAGAACTTTTTGGGATTTATTAAATGTAGGTACTAATGTATTAACACATCATATGAATAGAAATCTTGATTCTACTCATGGATTGGAACAGAGATTGTATCCTAAGATTAAGAAACTAGCTTACAAAGAGGCACAAGTTGCCATCTCTTGATTGGTACGATTGCCCTATTGTAATACCTTATTATGGTGGGAAGTATATGTTGAGCAAACAATTTGTTCCTCTTATACCTCCTCACCATAGGTATTTCGAAGTATTCTCAGGTGGATTATCAATGTTTTTTAGAAAAGAAAAAGCTGAATGGAATGTTTTAAATGACAAAGATAATAATATAGTTAATTTATATAATTGCGTTATACATAAATTAGATGAATTAGTTTATTACTTAGATTGGTTGCCTAAGTCCAGAGAATTGTTTGACGGGTTTCGTGCAGAAATAAAAGAAAAGCAACACATAGAAATACCAGATCCATTAAGAGCTGCTAAATACTTTTATTGCATAAGACATAGTTTTAATAAGTTAATTCACACACCTATGTCAATGGTAAAAGATTGGAATAAGAATTGGATGAAAGAGTTTGAGTATTCAAGAAAAAAGATAGGAGGTTCAACAATAGAAAACTTAGACTTTGGAGATCTTATAGATAGGTATAAACCAAAAGAAAATGATTTTTGGTATCTCGATCCACCTTATTTTATAGCAACAGATAAAGGAGACTATTATCAACATAATTTTAATGCTGAAGACCATATTAGATTAAAAGAAAAAGTTGATAAAATACATAATAATGGTGGTAAATTTATGGTATCCTACGATTACAGAGAAGAAGTCTTTGATTTATACAAAGAGTATGACGTAAGAACTATTACTTTAAAATATCAAGGAGCTACGGACGAAAATAGAAGCAAAGAGAGAAAAGAATACTTAATAATAAACTATGAACCTAATGATCAAATAGGTTTATTCTAAGGAGATAATATGAAAGAAATAGACGAAGGTGTTACTTCATTAAAAGTAATGCCATGTAATATAGAAGCAGAACATGGAATATTAGGTTGTATACTCGTTGGAAAAGACATAGAAATGGAAATTGCTATGGCTTGGATAAGAAACGATGATGCTTTTTATTCTAAAGATGCATTAAATACGTTCAAAGCAATGAAAGAGTTATACAAGAATAAAGTACCAATTGATGTTATAACTGTTGGTGATAAAATGTTTGAATCGACAGGAGAAAAAGATACTATTTACTTACTTGATCTTCAAGATTCCATTGTAAGCAAAAGTAAAGTAGAACATTATGCTAAAATAGTTTGGGAAAAGTATATTCAAAGAGAGACTGCTAAGTCTGCTCAAGATTTACTTAATGCTAGTTTTAAGAACTATAAAGACGTTGGTAGCATTCTAGAAAAACACAATAGATTAATCAATGAATTACGCAACATACAACCTTCTAAAATAAAAGATATATCCGATGTTGTAGATGAAGCTAAAATAGCAGTAAAGGAAGAGACTAATTTAATTAATTTTGGTCTTGGAAACTTAGATAGCTTTGCAGGTGGAATGACTCGTAAAGAATTAACAGTTCTTGGAGGAAGACCAGGCCATGGTAAAACTACTCTAATGTTAAATATTGTTAGAGGTTTAATCGAACAAGGTTATAGTGTAATGTTATTTAATCGTGAGATGAGTAATGTAGAAACTATGAAAAAGTTATTTGTAATGGAATCACAAGACCTTACTTACTCGATGATTAGAGCAGGTATAACAGATGAAAAGAAACAAATAGCATTAGAAAGTGTATCTGAATATGTAAGAGAAAAATACAAAGACTTAATTGCGTATGACGATATAAGAACTCTAGATGATTCTATTAGGGAAATAACAAAGCATAAACCAGATGTTGTTATTGATGACTACATTCAATTAATCGAAAGTGGATTAAAAAATAAAGACAGACGTTTTGAAATAGAAAAGATTGTCAATGATTACAAGTGGATATGTAAACAAGAAAATTGTTCTGGATTGTTAGTATCTCAACTTAATCGTGATATTGAAAAACGATTTGATCCTAGACCTAGAATGAGTGATTATGCTGAATCAGGTGTAATTGAACAAGCTGCTGAAGCTGCGATGTTTGTATTTTATGGACACAATTTTGATAGTGAAAAGTACAATCAATTCAAAAGTGAAGTTATTGTTGCTAAAAGTCGATATGGTAAAATAGGTACTTACCCTATGGGTTTCAATGGTAATAAATGCAAGTTTTATAATGACCACAAAGAAGCAGAAAAAGATACTCTTGGTAGATAATAATAAAAGCTGTAGGGGGTGTTACTACGAAGTCAAAAATCAATGTTATTGGTTTAAAGAAATCGAAAATACATCCCCGAAAGCAATACCTAAGAAGATTTTAAACAAAGGTTGCAGTAAATATTATAATACTAATTTAAAAAAAGTAGTATTCCCTATTGTAAATAAAGTAATTAAATTATTTAAAGGTGAAATACTAAGCGATAAATACAAAATTAGAAAACAATATTACAAACCTTATAGAAAAAAATCTTATAAAAGTTCTCATAACTATACACACAGAAAGGATGCACAATGAATACAACAGTAATTGGAATAGATCCCGGAGCTAGTGGAGCATTGAGTTATACTAATTCAAAAGAAATAGATGTAAGATCTCAAAAGTGCCACGAATTAATAAGCTACAGGAATATAGGTTTAAATATAGTAACAACAGCTTATACTGATAAAAAAATAGTAGCATACATAGAAAAAGTTCATGCTATGCCTCACGATGGAAGAAGTTCTTTATTTAAGTTTGGAGTAAATTACGGAGTTTGGTTAGGTTTGCTACATTCAAAAATAGGACATACATCTAGAAACTTAAAACAAATAGTAGAAGTGTCTCCACAAAAATGGATGAAATTTTGGGAGAACAAAATAGGAGAGAAACTTCCTAAAGTTAAAAAAGATAGGAAGAATAAATTAAAAGAAATAGCAAGTAATTACACATCTGAAAAAGTTACATTGTGGAATGCTGATGCTATATTAATAACAATGTACGGAATGTACACAGAACAAGGAGAAGAACAGTGATAATAGGAGATAGAAACATAGGAATAATTGCTAAAAAATTTAACAACGAACAATTAGATGCTTATATTATTAATATAAATTTATTTCCATTTTCATTTTGGGTTCAATCTCATTTAGATACAAACCATTATGAAGTAAAAATAGAATTATTTAATAAAATTAATTTTGGATTTTTTGTAAAATACTAAAATAATTAAAGAGTGGTGGGGATTATTTATTCAAATTCCTTTTAGTTAAATCCCCATTGCTCTATAAAGTTTTCCTAGTTCAGAATCTTTATTTAATTTTTGTTTTCTAGTTTGTTTTTTTGTTTTAGTTTTTTTCTTTTGTTCAGGAAATAATGCTTTAAGAGGTTGTTTTTTTCTCATATCTCTTGTTTCTTTTGTGGGATAAACTCCAAATTCATGCATTAATAAATCCCAACCATTTCCATTCTTTAATGCTTTGTAATCTTTATTTATTAATTTAGATGCCTGTACGTTTAAAGAAGATAACATTCTAGCTCTTTTTTGCTCATCTGTCATACCATAAGCATCATTGTATCCGACTATTGTATTAGCAATTATATTATCTGGAGTTTTTA